GGGGAAAGAGACCACGCAAATTCCACTCGAAGTCGTCGACTTAATCAAACAGCAGATTAAAAAGGAGCGTATTGAACTGGAACAGTTAAATCACTGCAAGACAAAAGAAATCTTAAAAAAATTGGGATTTAATAAATATTATGAACATATCGCATTTATTAAAAATAAACTGGGCATCAAGCCGCCCGTGATGAGTCCCGAATTAGAAGACACGTTATGTAATTTATTTATGGAACTTCAATCGCCTTATGCTAAAAATTGCCCTGATTATAGGGTCAATTTCTTGAATTACTATTATGTGTTATATAAATTATGTGAATTGTTAGGAGAGACCAGTTTTTTAGATGATATTCCTATGTTGAAGGACCGAGAAAAGTTAATCGAACAAGACGAAATCTGGAAAAAGATGTGCGAACAATTGGATTGGGAATTTATTGCGACAATATAATAATTTATAATTATTTATACCCTTGACAATTTATGGATTCAACGAAATGTATTCTTCATAAGCCTCATTGTAAGCGGGCGGCGATGTATCCTCGGTAATAGTATCTGCACCGCCCTTTTTTTGCATCGCCGAAGGTCTAAAATGAAATAGTTTTCTTCTTTTTAAAGATTTTCTTGATTTTCTCGATTTTCCTTTTTTTACAACCCTTTTCATTTTTTTCGTTTTCCTCGTTTTTCTTGTTTTACCTTTTTTCTTTAGAGTTGTTCTTTTTCTTTTTCTACCACCCTCAGTATCGCTTATAACCGATTCAAACGTCGTATCTCCTGAATCGTCATTCATATAATGAGAATTATTTTCTCCAGTATAGTCATCGAGTTCTAATGGCCCTACATCAATATCGGCTTGTTCTTGGATAGGAATAGCTGGAATGTCACTTTCAAAAGGCGGAGTATCTGTTCCTCCGTGCATCTTTTTTCTTGTTGATTTATTATTTTTTTTAGTAGATTTGTATTTATAAGCCATCTATAATATAATACTAGAAAAATATATAAATAGAATTTACTTTCTGTATTTATATTTATATGGATTTTTCTAAAACCCAGGATAAAGAAGAGGAAATAACACTTGTGCAATTAAAACGTAGTCCTGCATGCGGGCTTATTATCGTTGATGACTTTTATAATAATGCCATGGATGTTCGCAATTATATTTTAACACAAGAGTTTTCAGTAAAAGGTAATTATCCAGGACAACGAACCATATCTTATTCAAGTAACCATTTAAAAGAATGTATTCAAAAATACATTGAACCCTTTGGAGGAAAAATTACGAATTTTCCTTGTCCAGAACCAGACAATTCGAACGCCGCGTCAATATACAATGGTTCTTTTCAATATACTACGTCACGAGATCGTTCCTGGGTCCATACGGATAGCTGGAATAATTGGGCGGGAATTGTATTTTTAACACCAGACGCGCCATTATCGGCAGGAACCGCATTTTATAGATTTAAAGACGGTGCAATGTGCAAACCAGATACTGATATATTAAAAAATCAAAAGGAAATAGATCGATTTAGTCAAGATCTAACAAAATGGGAATTAGTTGATAAAGTGGGTAATGTGTTCAATCGTCTTATTTTATTTAAAGCAGATAGATATCATATGTCGATGGATTATTTTGGAGATAGTAAAGAAAATAGCAGATTATTTCAAGTATTTTTCTTTTCTGCCGAGAAAAATTAGATGTAAATCGAATACAGTTTATTTAATTTTTTTATTATAGCTAATAAAATTAAATTGTTATATTATTTCTCTAAAAACCTCCTGGGAAACGGACTAGATTTGCACCTATACCGAATCCTGCACCTGATCGCGCTGTAACACCTATACTTGGAACGTATGTATCTAAAATACTAAATGTTGCGGCGGCGGTAAGTGCAATAAGCGCGATTTCTTCTAAATTCAAGGATTGCTTGGGAATAGCAAATGCGGCAATAGCAACCATAAGACCTTCGATCAAATACTTAATGATTCTCTTGATGAGCTCGGAAACGTCAAACATGTTATTCATTATATAAATAAGATAGAAAAAAATAAAAATTATAAAATAAAATTATAAAATATATAAAATTATAAAATTATAAAATATATAAAATATATAAAAAAAATACAAAAAAAGTAATTGTTATATAAAAAACTTAGAACGAACATTTTACTAAATAATATAATGAGTAAAACGAACAATCATTCCTCTTCGGGAAAAAATAATTTCGAAAGAAGAGTAAAAAACGGGCAGCCTAATCCTAAATATGTCGACCTTTTAGAAGTGGATAAACCTATTGCGGGTCAGAATTTCGGTTGTTTTTCATTCATAACTCCTGAGAAAATATTAAAGCAAAGAGAGATGTTTTTCTTCGATGAATTTTTAAAGAAGTGGGAACTCTCTAAATCCATGGAGAAATTCACCCAATTTTTGAATTTCCTTTCTTACAAATACAAGGTCTCGTTTGAGGATGTTATCAAAGATTACGAAGAATTCATTAAAGAAGAGAGAGAGAATATCTTAACCACTTCGATCGAGGCAGATTACAAAACATTTTTGGACAACAGCGAAGAGGAATTGGAAAAACAGTTTAATGTAAAAAATAACTTCCAGACTTCCGTAAGGGGATTCAAATGCAGAGGCAATTTTGCGAGTCAAGAGGAGGCCGAGTTGCGCGCGAAATTGTTGCGCGAGGCGGACCCGAATTTCGATATTTTTGTCGGCCCTGTAGGACAATGGTTATGCTGGGACCCAGAGGCTTACAAGACTGGAAAAACCGAATACATGGAGGAGGAATTAAATCAACTCATGGGCGAAAAAGTTAAAAACGAAACATTCGCAAAGAATGCATTTGAGCAGCGCATCAAAGATACCAAGAAAAAGGCCATCGAAGACAACATCAAGAACGCTGAAAAGAGTGGAAACCTTTTGACGCAAACCATTGATGAAGATGGCAATTTAATTGGTATTCAAAATACGCAAGAAAAGGTGCTGTTGGAGAAAGATGCCATTTCGGTGGCGGATATTCGTAGCGAATTGTTTGATGGTGATAATATTGTGATTGGAAAGAGTGATAATGGGCGAAGTGAGTTAGTCAGTGGTCCGTTTGTGGTTCCTAAGTAGGGGGTAATAAATGATAAATATTGATACTATAAAATAATTGATGTTGCAAATTATTTTATATTTTTTACACCATTGCACACCATTGCACATTTAAAACGCCCACTTTTAGGTGGGCGTTCTTTGAACGTGCTTTGGCAACTGTTACTTTGCAACCGATAAATTACCTTTTATATTATTAATAATTCCGTCTGGCGGAATTGTTAAATATAAAAGGTGAAAATGTGTAAAATCGATTATTATATTTATGTCAAAAATAACTTAAATAAATGGATGTAATGCATGTATATACATCCATGACAACCTACGAACAAGAAATTGATATTCTAAATAGAATAAAAAGTAACTATGACTGTGAAACAATCATAAGCGATTTACCTCCTTATACATTATATCGAAGTAAAGATATTTCAAAAATATTGAAAATAACCAATATTAGAACGAGCATACAAAATTATTGTGATGATGAAAAAAAATTAGTTGTAGGAACGGTGTGTCCTCAAAAAACAAACTATCTTACATATAAAGGTTTAATTAAATTGCTAACTAGAAGTAGAAAACCAGAGTCAATCGAATTTTCAAAAAAAAATAATTTTGACATTATGACAAGATACTGTTTGAATATTGAATGTGATGTAATCAGTTGTATTCTTAAAACTTTTGATGGCAACATAATAAAACCGCAATATAAAATTGACAACTATAGGATAGATTTATATTTTCCAGAATATTTACTTGCAATTGAATGTGACGAAACACACCATAAAAATCCTGAAAATAAATTAAACGATATCAAGCGTCAAAGCATTATTACTCAACTTCTGGGTTGTAGATTTATTAGATTTGATCCATATGATAAAAATTTTGATTTGTTTGATTTACTAAATGACATATATATACACGTATCTGTGGTCCCAAGACGAAATATCGTAGAAGAAGCCGAATAATTATAGTAAAGGGTGTGCCCCTGACGCACATCCTTTACCACTTGGTCTTCTTGACGCTGATTTTAGGCCCTGAGCCGCGTTTTTTAACGTTACTCGGGTCATATTGTTCATCTTCGTCGTCGGAGTTGATTTTTTTCGACATCTCCCAGAACTCTTTCGATCCCAATTTAAAATCGTTATGGCTTTCCGCCTTGTACCAAAAGACTTGATCCTGAAGTTTGTTAGATTTGGAGTTATTATTAATAACCAAACACTCGTAATTCTCTGTGCATTGATCCATCACCTGACAAAAGGACTCAAAAGTTGGAAACATTCCCGCATAATTATCGTAGATTCTTTTACGATTTGCAATATACGGCTCTCTCAAAATAAAAACGTAGTCGATATTTGTTCTCAGCGTGGGTGGTATTCCTAGCGGATACTGCATTGTAATGATCAACATTATCTTCCAATGACGGCCATTCATGAAGAGGAGGCGCATGAGCTTATCGCGGGCCCATGTGGCATCATATAAGCAATCATCTAAAATCACAAAAGTTCGAGGGTCGATGGTACTCTTTTTAAACGTCTCGACTTCCTTTTTGATTTGTTTCAAGACTTGTCTTTGGCGCTTTAAAATATTTTCAATGATGACAGTATTGTACTCATTGTGAATGAATAATTTAGGAACTAATTTCCCATAAAATCCGTTGCCTTCTTCTGTCCCCGAAATAACTGTCCCGATGGGAATGTCTTGGTGGTAAAATAAAAGATCGCGAACCAAGAAGGATTTTCCTGTATCTCTTCTTCCGATCAAAACAACGACTGGCCCTTTTGTTTCATTCGCTTTAAAACTAATATATTTCATGTCAAATTTTTTCAATTCTAGATTCATTGATATTTATAATTAGGAAAAGAAAAAGGAACAAAAATACGAACGATTTCTTTTAGCAGTTTTCAATACTACAAAATCTTTAAAAATAAGTTAAAACAAGCTATTATTTATATGTTTAATAGCTAAATGACAGTATCCATTCATTACCAAAAGCGAAAAAATACTCATTTGTTTAAACATGTAGAGACTCATAAGAACATACAATTGTCTGCCATGCAAAATTATATTCCTATTTACAATCGTTTTTTTTCACTAAACAATACGAATTATAATTCAATCAATTTAAATCAATTGTGGAGTGTTAGAG